TACATACTAACTCCATAATTAAGTGGTAGGTTATTCTGTTACTAGGAAACCTACCGAAACCCTATCCGATTATGCTGCTAGAGCAAAATCTTGAGGTGCAAAGTTATCGTTTGCGTTTAGTTTTTTTGGATTATTAGGCATCCATCCCACAGTTCTACTCTTTCCTATTACCATCAGTCGATCCTAGTTCGCCCCCATCATAATTACTCGATTTACCAACACCAGATAGATATCTTACTGGTGTATTTTCTTGTATCTTAAACAGTTTTGTAAAAAACTCTGTTAATCTATCAAACATTTTGTCCTCAAGTAATTATGGTGGAGGCGTTGGGTACTGCCCCCAAGTCCTTTCTAGTTTTCATATTGTATCAACAAACTGTATTATATTTATACCATAGGGGGTTTCAATTGTCAAGAAGTTTTACTATAGAAAGTCTAGTTTCTATACCCCTTACTGCCTTCTCAAAAATATTACTGTTTATCTCTAATCCTCTGCCGACAGAGATGAAACAAGTATATTTGTTTGATGGTATAAACTCCAAGATACTAACCGTTCCTGTGTCTACATTACCAATTACTTCAACAGCAGTTTTACTATCACTTATGTATCTCATAAAACCAACTTCACCATGTGATTCTAAGAAGTTTTTCTTTACCACATCATAAGGGTCAGTAGTACAAGTTACTGGTTTGCTAGAGGTAAACACTTGAGGTTGAGGTGGTGTTACTTCTGGTTTTTCTAAATCTTTTGGTTCTGCGAAAGCGGCGCTACTAAACAGGAGCACCGATAACGGCAGGACTTTCATCAATTTCTTCATTTTCTTTTTCCCATTGCTCTGTGAACATATCAATGGTTTCAATAAGAGGTTCTAGATAATCATGCTTTTCTCTTACAAACTCTTGAACTAGTCCATCTTCTGTAACGACTAGAATCACAATCTGGTTAATCTCGATTCCAGTTCTTTCTTCAAACATCTCTGCATAGGCAGATGCCTGCATATAATATTCAAAGTTGTAATCATCTTTTCTTTCAGAACGTGAAGTCTTAAAGTCAATGATTGAGGGAACACCGTTCCATTCTGCAATACAGTCTACACGACCAGCAAGACGATACTTCTCACTCCATAGTCCACATTCTTGTGCGAAAATATTATTTATACTCTTTTCCAGAGTTGGTTTTAGTTGTGAGAACAAACACCAAGGCAAGAACGATTGTTCTTCTTTGATAACCTCTTTGTTGTTTAGGAAATCCTCACACATATGGTGAACAGCAGTTCCACGACCAGCAGCGGTTCGCATGATATGATTGGCAACATCGTTACCAACTCTTTCACGCCACTTTGCAAGTCCTTTTTGTTTCTCTTTACGAGCACCTAGTACAGTAGTAATAGATGGAAACAATCCAGTTGGTGTAACATAGAATCGCTTTCGATTTACGGTTTTTGTAGATACCTCTGGGATATCCACACTTACATGATTAAACATAATATAGTCCTCTTAGTTATTAAACTTTTGATTTACCACCACGGCGCCACTGTTCAGCGGCAGGAACACGAATAAACCTTTTATTCGTTTCGTTCTTATTTGGGTTTGGAATAGTCAACATGACATTCTTACCCCTTAGAAAAGCAGCGAGTTGGTTATCCAACCTTTCGGTGCTTTGCATATAGTCTCTGCGAGTTGCTTTGACAATATCTCTTGCGACACATCTGCGTTCCCCTTTGGAAGTCTGATGCGCCCTTGATTTCTTTTTACCCATCCTCTTGTTCTTTCTTAATCTTGCTGATAAGGTATTCTTTCACCATACCAGAGCGAACAATATCGCCCAATGTAAACTCAATATTTGAGAATGATTGCATTCCTCTAAGAATACTCATAAAGTGTTTGATGCCTTCTTTCTCTACGTGCTTCTGCAAATCACTTTGGAAGAAATCGCCACAGAACATAATCTTTGAATCCATACCAACACGAGTAATGATTGTGTCCAGTTCATGGAAGTTTAGATTCTGTGCCTCATCTACAATGATGATTGCGTTATCTAATGTTATACCACGCAAAAAGGAAGTTGTCAAGAACATTAATGAATTTTGATTCTTTAATCTGTCATACAACAGACTAAACGCTTGTTCGTTGGGTTGTTCAAACATGAACTTCACCATATTCTGGTAAGGTACTTGGAACAACGCTGTCTTATCTTCCTCATCGCCCGGCAAGAAACCAATCTCACGAGTTGGTACTGCACTTCTTACGATGTACACCGTATCGTATTTTGATTCGTTTCTAAGAACCTCTTCTAGTGCCATATACAACGTGATAAAGGTTTTACCTGTACCAGCGGCACCATATAGAAAAAGGTTCTTGCCAAGTTTGTAATCAGCAAATGCTTTCTTTTGGTTGTCTGTCACTGCACTGACAGATACCATGTTGTCAATGCGAATATCTTTTGCTTTTGCCATTATTTACTTCTCCACTTCTTACGATGCTTTTCAACAACTGCATCAGTCTTTGCTTGTTTAATACTTTTCCTACCGTACCTGTCTGCAAGTGGACTGCCTGGATGCGCCTCTGCTGCTTTGGAGAATACCTCATCCAAACCACCGCCTGGTTTTACACCACCGCTACCAAGTCCACCCACAATATGGGGTGCAGTAATAACTCTTGTTAAGTTGGGATTGTCTTTTATAAACTGGTCTAAGTCTTTCCAACTCATCATGTGAGTTGTCACCTCACCAGTTTTTTTGTCCTCAAAATCATAATTTGGCATATTATTCCTGTATATTCAATTGTTTTTTCAATGTCTCATTCTCTTTAATGAGTTCTGTATTTCTATTTAGTACTTTGTAGTACGCATCCGTCAGGTGATGACTGTCTATCTTATGCAGTTCAATTTCTTTCTTGAGTTGTCCAATCTCTGCTCGTAGAGATGGATTCTCATAATTCCAATAGTCTGATTTTCCTTTACCGTCATATTCATGCGACATTGTTTACCTCGTACCAGAAAGGAGCGCCTCTCTTTTTCCATTTAGCAAGATGTTGCTTATACTTTATATAGTAGTCCTTGTAACTCTTGATTGACGATGGATTCTTTACGTCATCAGGCATTGCTGGGAATGGTTCACAGAAACCAGAATCATACATATGTTTTGGTGCATCTGCAAGAACCTCATGCAGTTTGCGAAAACTCTCATGTGGCACGTTCTTTTCGTATCGCCACATGAACTCTGTATTCAGTTCAGTCCACATATCATACAACCACCTGTAGTTCTGTTTTGACTTACGAGTCCAGATACCACTAGGATGGTTGATATGTGATGCTTTGTACAGAGTTGTTTCCATAACATCATCATCTAAACGCCACCGTTTGATACGTCTACCATTCTTTGTTCTGTCATAGTATTCTGTACCATCAAGCACACGATGTGCAGTAGACATCAATTGAGCGTACTCAATAATCATCTTACTGCAATGACTGTCATTGTGCATCTGGGCACAAACCCTTGCATCGTTGTTTAGATAGAAAATGTTCATTCTGCAATCTCCCACCGATAGAAGATATGATCTTCAATCTCTATCGTTTTAGTTTTAGTCTTTGCCCACGCTGGTGATACATAATCTGCATGATAATGTGTTGCACCTTGTGTGACATCCATTACCCTTATTGTACCATCAACTAACCCCAATGTAAAGACAAAAATATCATCAAATGTTGTCATGTCGTGGATACGATCTGATTTACCATCACAATACCAACTGAACTGACAGCGGTGACGTACAGGAATCATTTCACCTGTACCCTTCCAACTAGGACGATGAGGCCCTTCACGAACCACCTCGCAAATAGTATTAGGGAAACGTGGGTCTTTGACACGATTCATTGTCACAGACATCACTGCCATTTGTCCAGCGGCGGGTTGGTTTCGTGCCTCGTGATATACATTCTCTGCGAGACAATACGCCTGATCAGTCTGCCAAGCATCCAGAGTTTGGTCTGGGATGTCGGCAGATGCTGGTGAGATAGACGTAATAAACGAAACGAGTAGTTCTTTTAACATTATTG